AATGTCGGGCTTCATGTGCGGGCAATGAACCAGCTGCAGATGACCAGCTACGAGATCAACAAGGACGTGCTTGAGGCTGCAGAGTACGTGCGTGACAAGGAGCTCGACACCGCTGACTATCCGTCGCTCCGTGATCTGCCCGAGCCGAACAACCCGGAAGACTGGCACAACGAAGACGTGCGCCGGGAGATCAACCGGCAACGGGCACACACCCACGCCCACAATAACAAGGCCTTCGGTCGCCGCTTCGGATTCCTGAAGATCTGCAGCCTAGCCAATCGCTACCCTGGGCCTTTTCATCTGCCAGTCAAAGCCGACCACCGCTGGCGGATCTACTGTGTGCCGCCATACCTGCAGCCGCAGGGCCAAGACCTGGCCCGTGGTCTAATTCAGTTCCACGAAGGCGAACCGATCGCCGGCCACGAGGCTGTGCGTGATCTGTATCTGACTGTCGCCGGCGCGTGTGATGCCGACAAAGGTACGCTCGACGACCGGATCGATTGGGTCGAGGCCAATAAGTCTGAACTCGTAGGCTACGGTACGGATTGGCAGCGCAACATGGACTGGCTCTGGAAGTTCAGTGATCCGTGGCAAGCGCTCCGTGCCTGTACCGAGCTCGCACAGTTCGAAGCCATCGGCCTCGGCTTCACGTCCCGGCTGATCAGCTACGTCGACGGCAAGTGCAACGGGCTACAGAATTTCGGTGGCCTGTGTCTCGACACCGATACGTGCGAGGCTGTGTGCCTGAGTGACAGCCCCCTGCCCGCTGACATTTACTCGTCGATCAGGGACCGGGCGCTGGAGCTGGGCGCCGAGGTCAAGCCTGACCACCGTGACTACGAAATGTCGTTGGCGTTGCGGCGCCACGGTATCCCACGAGCGTGGGCAAAGAACGTCGTGATGGTGATGCCATACAGCGGCACCCGCTGGGCCACCAACGACAACATTCACAACGCCATCCATGCTGACATCAAGGATGGTGTCGAGCCGCCGTACCCCGACGTCAAACGGTACGCCAGGTTTGTTAACAATCTGCTCTGGGATGCCCTTGAGGGCACGCTCTCCCGCCCAGTGCAGGTCCAGCAGTGGCTGCGCAAGGTCGCTGCTTTGGCTGTCGAGTCCAACACTCCCCTAGGCTGGGTCACTCCCACGGGTGCGCCTGTGAAACAGGCCGAGTGGCATAGTGAACCCTACCGGATATCGACAGCCTTCAACGGGGCTATCTACAGCCCCCAGCTCCGCCGCCAGACAGATCAGCTTGCGCGGGCGCGCATGATGAACAGCATCGCGCCGAACCTGATCCACTCTCTCGACGCCTCGATCCTCTGCAAGACGATCGACCTAGGGCGCAAGGCGGCGGACCCCATCACAAACTGGGTCGCCATCCACGACAGTTTCGGTGTCCACGTCAACGCACGCAATGCGCTGCTGGCACCTGACGGCCCACTCAAGAGCGCCTTCGTGGAGACGTACACGCCCGACATTCTCGCCGACTTGGCTGAGAATTTTGCGGCACAGCTCCCCGGCGCACAGATCCCCGAGCCACCACAACGGGGCAACTTTAACATCGAGGAGGTCCGAGCCAGTGACTACTTCTTCAGCTGATCGAGCGTGCAGTTCCTGCATGTTCTACCGCATGACACAGGCCGGTCCCGGCGCATTCGTTCGACACAACTGTCACCGCTTCCCAGAGTCAGCGGCGGTCTACCCTGGCTACTGGTGTGGTGAGTTTGTCGAGGCACCCAAGCCTGCGCCGTCGCCTTCTCCAAAGGACGACAATGAACCACCCCCTGCCAAGCCACGAAGCCCTAAGCGTAGAGCTCCTCGAACTAAGCCCCGACCTGCTCGGTCGGATCGCTGACGGCGAGCTCCACCTCTACACCGAAGCCATCATCCCCGCTCTGCAACAGAGCAAAACCTACGAAGACTTTGAGGACGCGATCGACCAAGCGCTGATTGTCGCTCTCGACCCTGATGAACTGTTCAGCCTGTTCCGACTCTTGGCTGACTACTACGAAAGCATACACGATGACCTCGCTAAAACAGTTTCAGTCCATTAACGACAGCCACATGATGACCCTGCGCAACGTACGCACGTACAACAGCGCCGAGGACAGCTGCTTCACCGACCTGCAAGAGGCCAAATACGATCACTACAAGGTCGCAGTAGCAGTACCGACCGCTCGCTTCGAGGAGGAGTATGGTCCGCAGATCCGTGAGCTGCACACCAGCTGGGGCAGCGACATGTCCAAGTACATCTTCGAACGTGACCTTTGGGGTGAGCCTCACACGGTGATCAAGCTCGACACCAAACGTGTCGCCGACTGGTCGACCCCGAAGATCTGGGACACGAAGCTTAACCTGATCACCGAGCGCTTGATCATCCGCATGGGCTCCCGGCTCAACGTGAAGATCAACATGCGTGCGACTGAGAAGAACGGCACGCACTTCATGCAGCACCAAGTCAAAGAGGTGCAGGTCTTGGAGCTCAGTGAAGGTGTCGAGAGCGGCCCCGGCTTCGATGTCGAGGATGGGTTCGTCTACGACAACGGAGGTGCCGATCTTGAGGTATCAAGCGCGGCGGAGTTTTAACCCGAAGGGCCTGTGCGATCAGGAAGGGAAGATCAAAGCGTTCCGGTCCCGTCTTGAGGAGCGGATCTGCGAGGATCTCTGCAGTCGTGGCATCACGTTCCGGTACGAGCGCCCTTGTGATCGGGTGTCGTACATCAAGCCGGCAACCAACCACGTCTACAACCCCGACTTCGTGATCGTGCGGCCCGACGGCCACACCATCCTGTGCGAGGCCAAGGGCCGGCTCGACGGTGACGCGATGGCTAAACATGTTCTGTTGAAACGACAGACGGACATGGACATCCGATTCATCTTTCAGTCGCCCAACGCCCGCGCAGGAAAAACCAAGAAAACCTGCCGGGAGTGGGCCGACAAGCATGGGTTCCGCTGGTGCCACGGCACTGTGCCCGACAGCTGGCTGACAGGATAATCATGAGTGGACATGAGCACGAGTTTGTCGAGACACATATCGAGTGTGACCTATGCGGCAGTCGCGATGCTGCAGCTGTGCGTTCAGACGGTTCGCGCTTTTGCTTCAGCTGCGACACAAGCCGACCCGCCTCCAAAGACGAAGCGCAATCCACTGGCCAAGTCCCTCCGCTCTCGCCACCTGCACAAGCGCGTGGTGCCCAGCAAGCTGCGGTACAGTCGAAAAGGCCGAAGGGACAAGTCCAAGCCCTCCGAGACCGAGGACTGACAGACCTCGCTACTCTCAAGAAGTACCAGTATGAGGTCGACGCCGACAGTAACCACTTGGCCCACTACTACGATCACGTCGGACAGTGGACCGGGACGAAGGTTCGTACGCCCGACAAGCGCTTCTGGTGGCAGGGCCAGCCCGTTACCTCAGGGCTGTATGGCCGGCACGTCGTGCCCAAGCCGAACGCACACCACGACAAGATTGTCGTGACCGAAGGTGAGCTCGACGCAATCACTGTTCGGGCAGCCACCAAGCTGCACGCTGTCAGCCTTCCCGGCGGCGCGCAGTCTGCTGAGAAGGTACTGGCCGACGAGATCAGCTGGTCGTACCTGACGTCGTTCAACACTGTGATCGTTGCGGTCGACGGTGACGAGCAAGGCCAGCGGGCAGCGGAGATCCTGTGCAGTAGCCTGTGCATGAGCCACCGTGACATCGACGTGCGCTGTGTGTCGTGGCCGACCGGCCGCAAAGATGCCAGCGACGTCTATGTCCACGACGACAGCCGTACCCTGGCCGATCTCATTGACGCTGCACCCTCGTGGCGACCCAGCGGGATCTACAGTGCCTCCGAGCTCGAGCACTTGCTCGACGAGGCTGACGACGATGGCCTCGCTTTCCCGTTCGCTGCGCTGCAGGACATGCTGCGTGGCATGCGCAAGGAGCTGATCACGGTGACTGCCGGCACTGGCGTCGGCAAGAGCACGCTGTGTCGGACACTGGCGCTGCATCTG